TGTGCTTTCTTTGTTTGTTAACTGTATGTCATCTGCAGGTCAAGAGATGTGTGAATGCTCCACCCACCAGATTGCCCATCCTGGTACCCAATTGCATTCAGCTGATTATGTTTACAGCTCGCCTCGGCGCTTTGCCTCTCTCATTTCGTCTTGCATGATTAAAGGCGCGCCGATCTACCCACGTTTCCGTGTATCACCAACTGCCGTGCGAATGGCTTAGGTCGTGCTACTAGCCGATTGTTTATGCCTTGGGATTGCTGAGAGTGTAGAGAATGTACTCCATGTCGCTTGGCTTCCAGACCGCTGCATGACAGCCAGCCATCTCGCAAGCGCTTAACCAAATCTTTTGTCCAGGCGTCAACTTGCCCTTTTCTGCCTTTAACTCAATGACCAATGGCCGACCGCCTTGGAATGGGTGCACCATGAACAGATCAGGGAACCCTGCATCGCCTTGCACGTTGGTCATCCAGCGTCCTCGAGTGTTCTGTGCCGGCAGATCGTGATGCACTAACCAGCCGTAACGCTTGGCGACGCTGATCACCATGTCCTTAAAATCGGCTTCGCTAATCTTGGCGTCTAACTTCACTACAGCGATGCCGTCCAAATCTTGTCCGCAAGGTGATTGATAGCCCACCTAATCTTTTGCTCGGTTTCATTCTGGTCTTTTGTGATTTGTGGGTACAAAGCTTGTAGCCGTTCCACCGCGCTAATCAATTCTTCCAATGTCATTTCTTGCTCCTTTTGCGTCCAGCGACCCTGCGAGGGTCATCAAACATTGTTACGAATAATGTCAGCATCAGGCCAAGCAGAATGCCTACGACGTTTGCCCACAGAAACCACATCATTTAAGACGCTCAATAATCTTGGATGCTTCATGCGATTTAAGCAGCTCTAACACCGCGCTGTCATCGTCAAGGTTGAGTTGAATCATCTCCAGTAATGCCAGGTCGTCCATGCCTTTGTCTTTAGCAAGTTTCTTGATGTAACCGATTTGCTTAGGTGTAGCAAATGCGCCAGAGGGTGTGTGCACTTGCGGTTGTGGTGACGTGGTTAGGCGCTCGACCTTTTGCATCTCATTGCGTGACGGCCTAGGGCCACTAGCAGGAGCCTGCAATGGGCAGTTGGCAATAGCGCGACCGATTGCGCTGGTTTCACAGTTCTCAACAAACGATGTGGCATTGACGCCACGATCTGATTTAATTTCTTCTGCGTAGCCCGTAGCGACTGGAACTTTGTCTTCTTTGTCGGCGTACAGCTCTGCATAGAACACGCACGCATCGCCCGTGTAGTTCATCATGCACGTATAAACGCGCCCGTTCGGATATGCAGCCCAGAACCTAACTAGACGCTGTTCTACGGTTTCGTAGTTGCTTAGGTCAAAGCCCATCAGATGCCTGCCCATACAGATAGGCGTTGTGCATGGTCATGCGCGCCACCACGCTGTGCATATGCCAGTTCGCCTGTATTGCGGATAATGCCACGTCGAGCAGCAGCGTTTAGGCGTCCAGCGATGCCTTTCGTGACTGGGAACTGATCACCCAGGTGCTTCCAAATGTCATCAGATGTAAAGAAGCCTTTAGTGCGCGCAACGTGCAAGATCGCAGCGTCAACTTGGTTTTGTTCAATCTTTGTCCAACGCGCATCAGCAGACGACTGTGACGCCAACATCCCTTGGATGAATGGCGCTTGTTTTCTTGCCGGCACACGGCCATCACATACGAAATGTGTTTTGCCTTGAATGTCTGGGTAGGCGATGGTTTCTTTGCAGATCGTGCAGGTTTTCATTGTCGGAATCTCCTTGTCGGTTAGGAATGTGCTTGTAGTGCTTTGATTGCTAAGTCGAGTGTAGTCACATCGTGCAATGGCATTGGGTCTTCTAATGACAGCGAGTTTTTCATGCCTTTAAGACGCTGGATAATGCTTGCGTGCGGATTAGTGCTTATGTCTGCAATTTCGTTAATCAAATTAAAGATTGCCATGTCGTGTTTAGTTGTCATCATTTGCTCCAATACCATTCGTCGGGTTTCTTCTGATAATTCGCCTTGATTCCATGCCACACCTTCACTCATTTTGTTGCACTCCATGGCCCCCAGCCGTAACCGTGACGTTCTACGCCGTAATTATAAATTGCTAACGCTGCGCGCAAATTAACATCAGCCTGTAACAGGTTTTCTGTTTCGGTAATAATGCCGGCATTAGTAAGCCATGGTGTCCAGAATCCGTTGATCTGCATTAGTCCGCGCGACCCACCGCTTGGGTCTTTGCTGTTGTAAGCGTTTGGTATGCAACGTGATTCTCTAAACATGACGGATTCGAGCACGGTGCGCTGATCGGCAGGCCAGCCAAGGTTCACGGCAAGCGCGCTGAACTGCTCACAAGCCGAGCTGTACGGGTCAATGTAGATCGTTGAGCTGGTAGTTGTGGTCGGCTCAATTAGGTATGGCGTGACGTCAAACGGTGCCAGGGCAATAGTCCCAGACGGGCTACTAGGCGCGTCAGGAGCCCCCACAGCGACCGTAAAGCCAAAGACCGTACAAAGCACTAGCCCAATGATTTTCTCTGCTAAATAGTTCATCTTTTCTCCAAAGGTATGGGCACGCCCCAAGATGAAGCGTGCGATCTGAATGCGATTTGTCCTTGTAAGTATTTGCCCGAGTTTGGGTCTGTGAAGATTTGCACCAGAATTTCTTGACCGTTATCCATCACGCCTATGTAGACGCTGTAGTCAAATATCTGTGGTTCAGTCATCGCCTGTCCTTTTGTCGGTAATTCGACCTTAGGGGATAGGTCAAGCCTTAGGTGGGATTTCCCCAAACACCTTTAAGAATGCGGCTTTAACCCAGATCACCGAGTCGGCGGCCTGTGGTGTGATCTCAATGTGGAACCAATCGCCACCTGGTGCACCGTGGATTGTTGGCTTGTCATACTTAAGCCATGCATACCGATCACAACGCCATGCTCGACCTTGTGGTTCTGGGAAGTAATCCAAAATACATTGCAGGCCAAGATCGTTGGCGTTGGCAACAAGTTTGTCAATAAAGACCAGCGCTTCTTTGCGTCCTGCTTTTGGATTCTTTTCGCTTTTGCGATACGACAAATCAACAGCTCTGCCAGTCGCGTGCACACTCAATGAGCCTGGTTTGCCGCGCATGTCACGTTGACCCCAAGACCCGTTATTCCAAAGCGCGCCATTAGATGCAGCGATTGCTTGCTTTATCCATTCGTTCATGCCGGCACGTGGTGCTGGTGACGCTCCGTCTGCGTTGCCTATGTAGTCGCGTGCGTTGGGCACGCCTGCTTTAGCTTTGGCTACTGCCACGACCAAATGCCAGGTCTTTAGGGTTCACATATCGGATGAGAACTGGCACAAGCGCGGCGAGCGCTGCTTTGCCTAGATCGGCTGGGTCTGTGTTGCCTGTTGAATACACCGCAATGACCGCTGCAATGACCGAGCGACCGTATGAGGCGAGTAGGGCTTGGTCTTTAGGCTTCAACATCTTTAGCTCCTTCTTTTGCTTTTGACTTTAGCCCGTTTGAGGCCACTAATCCTGACAACGTGCCGGTCATAAAGACGGTCAAGGTTGATAGCAGGTCTATAAAGGCGGCGTCATTTGGTGCTTGGTTGCCGATCGGCTGGGTTACAAACATCAGGGCATAGACAAAGCCGAGCACGGTCACAGCAAAGACGCTGGCAAGAATGATTCCGACGATCACGATTAGTCGAGCGTGCAGCTCCTCGGGTTTAAGGCGTGGTCTCATAAATCAAATCTCGAGTGCACGTTCCTGATGGGTTGCAGATTGGTGGTTCGCATTCTGGTTTCTGCCAATTGTTTGGGTCTTGGCATGAGTAACGATAAGACCCGTCATAACCGCAACTAGATACTGCCCACGCAACCACAGCAACAAGTAGCGCGTAACCAATAAACGGACGCCATCGCATTACGACAATAGTGCGGCGACTTCGTCGGCAGTCAGTCCCAGTTTGGCGATTACTTCGGCTTTGGCTTCGGCGCGTGCAACGTCTGCTTGTAATGCAGCATCTTTAACGGCTTTTTCAGTAGGTTTTTTGCTGTCGTTTTCCCAAACAATGTTTTCATAATCGTCACCGCTAACCACCCAACCCGTGTTAAAACCAAGTTGTATTAATCCTTTAATAATTTCTTCGTGTTTCATGCTGTTATCTCCATCAAAACTATGGCCGATATTACTCCACCTCGTTGGACTGAAACGCTGGCCGCGGCAAAAGTGTTTGCAAAAGTAGTTTTATAGGTGGTTGCCGATGTTGTTGCAGGATTATCGTTAACTAAAAAAGTTCCAACAAAAAATCCGTCAATAGTGCTGTTTGTTACGCCGAGATTGACATTGCTGCCAATTTCCGTTGCACCTCTAAAAAGTTTAAGATTCAACCCGTTATTAAGGTTTCCTGACGATTTAAAACAACTTCCGTGATTAACCCACACCAAGATTGTACTTGTAGCCGATGTAGGCGTGATTGTTGCAGTTAAACCTGTGTCGGCAAAACTAGTAACCGAACTTGAGGTTTGCGTGTTGTTAGTAGCGGAAACAACCTGCACCACTTTAGGGCCAACAGTCGCCCAAGCCGTGCCCGTGTAATACTGCACAATGTTAGAATCCTCTAAATAACAAAGTTGCCCTTCGGCAAGCACCTTTTCACCTGAACCACCAAACGCCGCATCGCGTGTTGCTGTACCAGAAAAAACTGGTGTGCCGGTGTTTATTTCTGTTTGTTGTTGTGCTGTTAGCACTTGCCCACTAGTAAAGACGGGCACGGATGTTTGTGCGTTGGCTCCCATAAGTACTCCTATCCTAAGACATTTTCGGCGTCAAGTACGCCATAGATCAGATCATCCAATATCAACTCGTAAACGATCGTGGTTGGCGCGGTGCTGTAAAGGACGCTGTGTCCTGTGCTGAAGTCAAGCCGATGCTCGATGCCCTCAACTGACAGCTCTTGTGCTAATTGGGTTGTGCCAGTACCACTTGGGAACGTTTTTTCTACGCTTATTGTGTCGCCAATATCTACGGTTGCCAGAGTGTCTTTTTGGGCTGTGGTCAGCATCAGATATTTGGTTGCCACGGACGTGTAGCGCGGTTCGGGCTCTGGGTTTAACAGATAGTCGGCAGCGTCATCAATGCTTCCCTGTTCATGTAGCAGGCTGTTTGTGATGCTTGTGGTCTGAATAAAATATGTTGCGATAGACCCTGTATCGGTAGCGGTAGCGGTCTTGCCGTCTAGCCCTGTTACGACCGCGCGGTTAATTACCGAGTCAGCCTCAAAACTAATGCCTACCCCGTCATACTTAAAGTTTGTTCCGTCATCATGGAACGCTGCGACAGGTGCGCTTAACGTGTTGCCGATGCGCGGCTGAAAGGTCAAGACTCCAGCGCGTGACATAAACAATCTGCCAAATTCGGCGGTTTCATTGATTTGCGTTAGGTATTGCAAGACGTTTGTTCCTGCCGGCACGGTGTAGTTGCTGTCGTGGCCTAGGTTGACGGTGCCTGTGGCGATGCTTCGAGCGCCTGCTGGGAAATCTACTTCTGGTAGGTCTAGGACTGTTTCTATGCGTTCGCCTGATGTTTCTGGGGTTACGTTTAGTTCGTCTAGGAATGTTTGTGCAAGTAGGTAGAACTGGTCAGCGCAATACACGGTCACGGTGTCCAAACCGCCGAGCGCGAAGTTGTAGTCATAGTTGACGACATAACCGCTGAACAATGATTCGGGAACATTGGTTGAGCTGTAGCGAATTAGTCGTACTTCGCGCAATGGGGCAAGCCCAGGCTTGGCTTGTGGTGTGTCGTAGTACGGGCTGTTTTGGTCAAATGGGTTGAAGATGCCGTCCACGTCTTGGATGGTAAATGTCATTGTGCCTGCGCTGAACTGATCGCCCACGTCACGGCGACCGCGCCGCACGTTTATGCTGACAGTCGAGTCCATCACATCGGCAAACTCGGTTGTACCGTCCAGCACATACTCGGTGTTATTTAATACGCCCTTAAGCGTGTCGTCTAGGACGAACGCGTCAACCTGAAAACCTGTGGCAATTTGTAAGTCATAGTTGCCAGAGTCAACGACCGATACTCCTGGCATTACGCCACCTGTAACTGCAACGGCCCAGCGGAACGCGAGTAGGCGCGCAAGGCGTTAACGACCGATTCACCGATCTCTGCACTTGTGGCAAGACCGCCTGTGACGTTGATGGTCACTCCGCCACCTGATTGCATGCGATCTAGCGGCACTACGGCTTCTGGGCCTGCCTCGCCGATCAGGGCAAGAGTGGGAGAACTGACAATGCCGCCTTCAGCCATTCGAGGGATGCTGGAACGGCCAGGTGCCGGTGAAGTTGAACCGCCAAGTTGTGGAATTGACAGTTTCGGTACTTCTGGGATGTTCGGCAAAATAGGGATTGAGTTGTAGGCCTTAATAATTAAGTTTACGGCGGTAACTGCAGCGTTAACCATGCCCTCAAAAAAGCCTGTGATGCTGTTGACAATTAGTTTTACACCGTCACGGAACCACTCAAACTTGTTGTATGCAATAACTAAACCAGCAACCAGCAAACCAATTCCAATAGCGATAAGGCTAAAAGGGTTTAGCGCCATGGCAATGTTTGTAGCGACGACCGCTGCAGCCACAAGTGCAATGGCGCCAGCGATAGCCACAAATGCGTCTGGATTGTCTTGTGCCCAGTCAGCAAACTTTTGCAAAATTGGCAACGCCGCCTCAACTACTGGCAACAATGCTGCACCAATTGATTCTTTTGTTTCGCCAATGGAGTTTTTTAGAATTTCCATTTTTCCGGCAGCAGTTTCTGCTTTTGCGCTAACAGCACCGCCAAAAGTGCCAGCCAACGTTTCCATAATTTCGTTTAGCGGTTTGCCTTCGTCAACCATCGTTTTGATTTCAGGTGACAAAGTTTTTAAAGCCTTAAAGTTTCCTTCGTAGGCTTTTGCCAATGCTTCTGCGACGGTAGTCGAATCCACGTTTAAGCCTGTTGAAATGTCCATGACAAGATTCATGTCTTCCATGGCTTTTTTGGTGTCTTTGGTACCAAGCGTTAATGCCTCAAGCGCGGTTCTGTAATCGGTGTCAGCAATTCCTGACGCTCTAGACATTGCAGAAATTTGATTTTCAATGGCGGCAACTTGATCATCAGAGGCGCCAGTAACGTTTTTAAGAACAAGAGCCAGGTTGGCTTGTTCGGCTTGGTCTTCCATGGCTGCTTTAGTTGCGTCACCAAGCGCTATGGCCAAACCGCCAATTGCGGCAGCTGCAGGAATCGCCGCCTTCTTAATAGCAAACTGTGCCTTTTCGCCGACTGTCTCAAGTTGCTTAAACTGTTTGACAGCCTTCTTTACCCCTGTGCCGTCAAACTCGCTGATAATCGGGATATTGATTGCCATTACGCGGTCTCTCTGTTCGCTTCTTCCATAACGCGCTTAACCAACTGATCCATCTCGGACATGACATCGTTTTGGCGTTGCTCGTACGCCTTCCACATTACTCGCGAACGACTGCCATAACGGGAAGTCAACGCGCGACCTAATGGCCCTTCCATTGACGTGTCAAACATGGTGCCAGTAGCGCCCTGCCATTGAATGAGAAACGTGCCAACATTCGACTTGTTCCCACCGTATTCCTTGATGTTTCGCGTGTTGATTTTGGCAGCAATCTTTTGCTTCATGCCTGGTATCCACGGCAACATCTTGAACCCTGACCTAGTTGACCAATTGCGCGCCATGCCAGATAGCGGGACATTCGAGGGCACAAGTTTGTTTGCATCGTCAATAACAGGCTGAACAATCTTCTTGTAGTCCTTGGTGATTTCTCGGCGCAAAGATTTGTCAATCTTGTTCAGGGTCTTCAAGGCATCCTTAAGCCCTACAACCTCAATCTTTGCCGATACTTCCGCCACGTCATCTCCGTTTTTTGTTTGCCTCGTTAAGCACTTTAATGACCGTTGCTAAGTCTCGAGCGTCAAACACAATGTCGCTAGGCCACCAACCGACCGCGACCAATATCTCTGCTAGTTGGCGGCGGTAGGTGCCGCGTCCGTAGGGTTTGGGTCTGTCTCGTCCAGTACCGGCAGAATGTCGATGTCAGGGTTTTTGCTAAGCCATTCGCGCCAGTTGTCGCCAACTTGCTCGCCTTTAATCTTTAAAATCGTGTGCATCCAGCAGGCGTAATCCGAGTACAACGGGTTTGCGGAGAGCTGTTGAATGTTGCGACGCTCAAGGCGTTCCCATTCAGTAACCACAAACAGGTTTGTGTAGTAATACTCGGGTGCGCTGTCGGGCGTGCGCTTTAACTGCAACTTGATCTTCATTGTTTCTCC